AAGCTAATCGGCAGTCTTGAGAAGAAGGGTGTGAGAGAACCGAAGGCTTTGGCCGCCGCAATCGGGCGTAAAAAGCTGGGGCGTGAGCGGTTCCAGTCTCTAGCCGCGAAAGGTCGTCGCCGCGCCGAGCGTGAGAAGGCTAACGCTTAGGATATCGTCCTTTGGAGTACGGTTTCTTAACCGACTCCTTATCCACGACGAACTTCTCAGGTTCTGCGTAGTTCCATGAGATGTCGCCGCCTGTGCCACGCTGGATCATAATCGATCCGGTGACTTTTCCGTCTTTGTCCGTCATGCCGGAACGGTCAGCCCGTTTCGCCATTCCGAGCATGAACTTGCGCGGGTTGTTGAATCCAACCTCCTTCATCACAATCACCTCGCGCGCCCAGTTCGTCAGATCCGACGATCCGAATCCTGAGTAGGCCAAATCTGCCACGCTCTCAGGCTTGTCGTCCTTGCCCTTCGGCTTGGGGAAGTGATGGACGAGTACTAGGACAACGCCCGTCTCCATCATAATCGGCTGGAGCAGATGCCGCGTGAAGTTCGCGCAGACCTCGATATCCGCAGGATTGCCACCCATGTAGGAGAGCAGCGGATCGATGTAAACCACGTCAGCCTTGGTCTTGCGAACGAGGCGACGGAGCATTGTGGCGAAGTCTGTTCCGGTTCGGACCGTTTCGCGGAAGAAGAGCATGTCAACGCTCCGCAATCCTCGCTCCCAGTTCTCCTTTCCAAACGTCATCTGAGCTGCACCCTTGAGTGCGTCATGCTGATCGGCGATGTCGTTTTCCGCCTGGATGTAAGCCACTTTTAACGCCCGGACTGGCTTTACGCCAAACCACGCTTCACCGGACGCCCACTTCATCCCCTGATACGCGGCCATCGAGCTTTTACCGCAACCACTTTGGCCTACGAAGAGAAGCGATGAACCGCGACGTAACCATCTGTCGCCGATCAGATTGTCAGGATCATTCTTCGGGTCGTACTCGATGATGCTATCGAGCGAGAACTCCTGAGGCATGTCCTGCGACTCCAGATAGTCCGTGAACGCATCCCAGTTCACGACACCCACATTGATGGCCAACAGCTTCTGCTCATTGCCATCGCGCATCACACCGGCTAACCGGCTGAATCTACTCGCGTTCTTGTTCTTCGGATCGATGCCAAGAGCTTCTAACTGGCGATAGACGACATCACGACGCTCGTTCCATTCCTCCTTGTTCGCCGCATCAACTCGCACCCAGCCGTGCAAGCTCTTGCCACCGGAATCGATGACGACGGACATCGGCAGCTTCGACTCCTTGAGGATTGTCCATTGCTCGTCCTTGGTCTTCTCGTCCATCTCGACCAGCACATGGCGGAACGCTGCCACGCCGGAATCAGAACCACTCTCATCGAAGCATGGGTTGACACGGACGTATGCGCCACGGCTGTCAGGACCGTTCCACATGGCGCTGATGGGCGGCGTGAAATGGTTCTTAATCCATTCGTCGCGCTTGAGGAATGTACCCTTGGAGTTTGGTCGAGTCCGACCTTCGTCGTCGCTTACGATGTCATTGCAGATGCAGACAACTTCATCTGGTTCAAAGCAGGCTTTTAAGAAATCTATGGTTGAAAATCGAAAGTCCGATTGCGGAATTGCTTGGATCTTTCGCACCACGAACTTTCCGGTGGGTGATACCGGAGTTCCGCCCTGCCCCATGCCGGAATTCGATTCCAGAAGCCAGCCACGCGGCTTGTCGTGCGGAACCTTGGACGCCTGATCGAGCTTGTGCGCCAACTCGTTCGGCTTCCACGGTGGGAGGCATTTCGCGTTGTACTCGTGCAAGAGCGACTCCGCATCCCCCGCATTCAGCTCAAAACCGTGTATGAGCGAGGTTGCCACTGCGAAGGTTGCTCCATGCCCATTCTGACCTGAGACGGCTCCTGGCGTGTTACGCAGCCATGCGCGCGCACGATCTACTTTTGATTGATTCATTCGATTCCAAGTTGTTTTCTCGCTATTTCCCCGCTTCGACCAAGATCAGTCTTGGCAATTTCGGAGAGGACTGAATTTGATTTCTCTAACTTGCTGAAAAGGAGAGCAAGCTCTTTGGGAGTCATCAGATATTTGCTCCAATGCTGAATGGCGATGGAGCGTGACTGAAACTTCGCAAAGAGCTGCTCTTGTGCGGCGATGTATAGGTTAGGGCTTCGCATCGACCAGAACGAACTTGGCCTTGAATTCGGCTTTGGTTCGAACGTAGACCTTGCTCTTGCCTTCTCGCATGTAGGCCACGCCTGCCCACTTGGTTTCTCCGATCCGTATCTCTACGTCGTCGGAGAGGAGTTCAACCTCCACTGAGTTTTTTGCGGAGTTCCTGTATTTCATCGTCTGAAGCGTCGTCGAGATGTCCTGATCCGCTGCAATGCCAAGCGTCATCAGATTTTGGTTTGGGCTTAGTCATCCAGCCGCGAAGAATGGCATACTCGATCAGCCGAGGCGCTTCCTTCAACAGTTGTTCTCGCGTAATTTCAGATTTCATCAGGGTCAATTCGTTTGCCACGTCGTCCGTTTGGCCGTCGCATTCCAAGTTCGTTTCCAAGTTCATTGGAAAATCCACGGCGAACCAGCCATTCCTTGTACTTCTTGTCGATGTAGGCGAAGTCTATTCTTGGCGTGGATTCATCTGCGTCTGCCACTCGGATTGTCTGTTGTTTAATTGCGCTCATTATTTGTATGTCTCGGTTGTGTGTTTGTAGTGTCTCTCAGCTTGGGTGCAGTTGTAGCAGAGGTCATGTCCTCCGTAGCATCCGCACCCTAAAGATTTGAATAAGGTCTTGGCCAACCATTGGTACTCTGCGATGGCCGCTCGAAGCGTCTCAACGTCCGTCTCCTCTGCGAGAGGCTTGAGGTTATTCTCGCTCATTTGAGGATGAACAGGATGAAGTACGCGGACGTGATGATCATGCCCATGCAGAAGGCCGCGATGAGCATTTGCTTTATCTCGCTCTCCGTTGGAGGGCGATTGGATCTGCGGATCATCTGCCGCCTCCCATTGCATAGTGCAGGATCAGCAAAGCGTCGCAGTTCTTAAGCGTGACATCTAGGTGCGGATACAATTCCTGGGCCTTCGCCTTGAGCTTGCGCTTCCAATCGGAATAATCCTTGCACGATGCTTTCCCGCCGAGTCCTAACGGAGCCTGCCACGCTTTTGGAGCTGCTCTGTGAAGAGCGTATCCGTATGCGTATGCAGCAGCTTCAACCCGACCAAGGTTTCTGTGAAGCACGGCCATCGACGAGCTTTTCGTCATGGGGGACACAAAGTTCGGAAGCTCCTCGATCCATAACTCTGAGTTGGCCACCTTTAGCTGATTGATCAGCGCGCAGATGTCCGGCAGTGATTCCGGCATCTTTAACAGGACGATTCCGTCCGGTGTGTTGACTGCGAATCCGCCGCCGACACCAGGGTCAACAGCAACGATTGGTTTGTTTGATTTACTCATTCGCTCAGTAACAAAGGATAGTGACGTTCTCGGCAGCGATTCGAACGGCTGATTTCGTGTCACCACCGTCCGACCACTTCTCAACCTTCACACGGCCTTTGACACGCACCAGCGCGCCATTGGCGACTTCCATAATCTTCTCAGCCACTTGTCCCCATGAGGACAGTTCGAACTCATCGAAGTCTTCGTGGAATCGGCCATCCGCATCCGTCCAATGGCGAGCGACGGATATAACGCGGCGCACCATAAGCGCACCCGTTTTGGTTTCTGTTTGACGGCTGATACCTCGAAGTTCGCCGATCAGATAAACCACGTTCTCTGTGGGCGTGGCTGTTTCGTTTGTTGTCGTTGTAATTGATGCACTCATTGGATGAAGACACAACCTAGCTCCCGGTAGCATGCCATGCGCTTTTTCGCGTGATACGCTCCGATGGGGTGGAACTTGTCAGAAAAGTCCACGATTGTCGCACAGTTTTTGGAATCTGTTTTCCGTAGTGCGCGACTCGCTCGCTGGATCGTCTTCTGTGATGACCTGCCGCCGCTCACCATGATGAGTAGTTCGACATTTGGAAGATCGAGTCCTTCGTCGGCCAGTGATGTGGCAATCATGGTTCGCAGCTTACCGGCCTTAAACTCCTCCATCGCGGCCTTGCGCTGCTTCTTCGCAATCTTGGAATGGACGAGGAGTGAACCGGGAATGCGCTTTTCGTAGTCCTCACCCAGCGTGATGCGCGGGATGAGAATGAGCGTCTGCATGTCGAGGTGGTCTAGCGCGTAATTGATGGCGTAATCGTTGCGCTCACGGTTCTCGCAGATGCCGATTTCAACGAGCGATTCCCAGGCGCACATGCGCTTCAATTCGTCGTCACTTATCCGCATGTACCGACGGCGTGTGGTGAACAGTCGGTCGATGTTATCGTCGATCTTCCGATGGATGTTGAGGTCGGTAGCATCGCTGATTTCGAGATAAGCGTCGGCCAATGAATCGCCGATGTCGCTCCGTTTGATTTCGTACTGATGAAAACGAAACAGCTTTTGAAGTTCATGATTCCTATCTGGGTCATCGCCCCAAGGAGTCGCATCGAATCCATAACGCAGTCCGTTACAGGATTCGATGATGCCTCTTAGAACGCGAGCAGGGCTGTGTTTGCACTCATCGATTACAAGAAGCTGCTTCTTGCTGAAGTCCACAGACTCATGCGGACAGCGGACATCGACGACGCTTTCAGGCACACCGGCAACACGAAGAGACACTCTAGCTTGCTGACAGGTTTCCCTAGTCGGCGCTGTCCATCCGAACGTCCACGTTGGATTCAGCCCTGCGTAATGTTTGATGATGCTCGCGGCAATCCAGGTCTTGCCGCTGCCAGCCGGTGCGATGATCAGACCATCGCTAGTTTTGGCCCACTCTACTGCTTTTTGTTGGTATTCTCTTAGATTCATAGTTTTAGGAAATTTGTCCCTCCGACCGCCGCTTCATGGTGGTCGAAGGGTGTTGTCCGTACCACACGGTACGAATCGCTTACTAATGGGTGACTGCCGTCAAGGATGCGCTTACTTGCGTCGTATTGCTCATCTTTGCCAGCAGTTCTCTCACCGCTTTTTCAGCGAGAAATCCGATCTTGATTCCATGCTTTTCGCTAACAGCGCGCAGCTCGGAATGAAGTTCTGAGTCGATTGTGATGACTGTGCTTTTCTTTTTGGTTTTCATTCGCAGGTGTAGATTTTGTCGGTGGTTCGCAGGCCGGTGGGCCATTGAGGTTCGGTGAATGACTTCTCGATGAAGATGACCTTGTCGGTGGGTTGGATGGTGAGTCGTTCGCCATCGGTTCGGATGAACATGAACTCCTTGGCTTGGTTGGGTTGTCGGCTCCAGCTATCGCCGATGGGAGCGGCGGTGAAGAGGTAGTCGCCGGTGATGATTTGATCGGCGCATTTGACCTGGCATTCGAGTCCTCGGAGGAAGGTGTACTCGATGGTGGTGAAATCGGTGCCGTAGCAGTCCCATCGCTGGGCTTGCTGCGGTGTCCATTCAAGCTCTGGATCGGAGCTGAATGTTATGGCGTGCGGTGGCACCGCCCGGTAAACCGCTCCGCATTCGAGCATGATGGTGCAACCCCACATCCGACCTGGGATGGATACTAGGCCGAACCAGACGCAGGGGATGAATGCTGTCCCGGACAATCCGAGGAAGGATGCTTCGACGAAGCAGTACTGATGGTGAGGCAATTGGCCTGCTTGTGAGTAGATCATGG